ACAGTTTCCATGGTATATACACAATTTTTGAATCACTCACCTACCCTTTTCATACATTCTGCACTGAAAGCATTGAAACTATCTTTATTATTTTCTATAAACTTCTCTGCCATCAGTAATGCGACACCATCTATATTACCAACGCCGACCTTATGAATATTTCGGGTGTAATCTTCAAATGCAATTTGAATTGCTGAAATGGCTTCTTCTGCTACTGCCGGATATACTACTAACTTTCTCATCTTTTCCCTTTTCTTTGTGCTGTTTTATGCCTGGTGTTTAGTTTATAAGCCCTGCGTGGACGAATTACAAAGTCCGGTGTATTATCAGCAAATATACAATGTGCAAGAATCATACCATTTGCCATTCCATGCATATACGATACACCGGGACCACCCTCAACAACAGATTGTTTCTGCGTTTCTATTAGTGTTTCTAATAAAGATAATTTTTCTTGAAGCGTTTTATTCATCTTCTGGTGGATAGCTCTCATCATACATGCCGGCCATTTCTTCGGCAGTAGACACGTGATTGGATTTCTTTGTGTTACTATGATCAAAGAGATTATTATATTCAGTATATGCCTTATCACCAAAACTAATATAATCAATAAATTTTTGATTATCTTTTAGAAGTCTATACGCATCTTCTTTATTTTTATCAAATAATACTCCAATAAAATGATTAAATAAAATAATTGAACTTGGAATAAATTTGCTTAATGGGGCAAATTTATTCCCTTGTATTCTGGATTCATTCCATTTTTCATAATGTATACCCTTTAGTGTAGAATATTCTATATCAGCTAATCTATTGGTTTCCTGAATTGCCTGAATATGATTATAGACATTGTGAGCCATTATTAATGCATAGGTGGTTGTGTCCCAACTTGTTTTACCAATTTTATCATGCTTATTTTTATCAGTCAGACCCATAACACACACATCGCCGGTTGTTAAGCGATCCATAATTGGGCTCTGGTATGGCATGCCCATGCATGTTCCCTTAAGATTCTTATCATCGAGGCCGCGCCCCATTGCGTAGGTTAATTGATCTGAACTGAATTTGTTGTAATTATAGGCCAATGCATAACCACCGGCAGCCACAAACGGACTTGCAGCATCAAAACTGATATTGATATTAGGGTTATATCTCTTTCTTAATTGACGCTCAATTGATGTCAAATAACATGCCCAATCAAGTCTACCAATACCTAGGAAATGAATCCAATCTTTATCTTTAAGGAGATCGTCTTCCCTGAGATCTATCAATCGTTCGAGAAGAGTCTTCATATTTTGCATATTAATACCGGCAAAGGCCCAACCTTCGAATGTTCGATCTTTGGTATAACCCAGTGCTTCAACGCTCGATGGAATACTAAAATGTTTTACAGTTTCATACCATTCTTTTGAATTACCATTATCACTACCGGATAATACATTAAGAAATTTAGTTTTACCCGGTACTCTATTCTTCATAAAATAATTAAGATTGTGTACTGTAACATCCAAACAATCTTCAAATTTAGTTAAACCTGTCTTTTCACTCAATGATGGCAATGCGGCGAAGGCCGGAACATCTAGTGTCATAGACCAATCTGCTGTATGTTCGAGATATCGCAAAATTTCTTCACGTAGTTTATCACCCTCGACTGTTTTTACCTTTGCCCAATCAAGTTTAATAACACCGGTTGCAATTTGGAAACCACCCGAATCACCGACAATAATAGTATCCTTATCGCGCTTATGGATCATTGGCTCTCTGTCATCACACCTATCTAACTTGCGCTCTGCGTGACCAGCGCTATACAGAGAATATGGATAATGAAAATATGAATTTTCCTTTTTAAGAAAATTTAATCCTTGAAGTCCAAATTCAAAATTTTTCGGAATTCGATCTGCCGGAACAAAATTTTCATCAGATAGTGCCTTACCCAAATGTGTTGTGTAGAAACCACTGATGGCCGGCAAATATTTTGCCCAACCACCGGCGGCGTGCCTTTTACCAAAATCAACTATTGTTTTCATTATGTTCCCTTATATGATGTCGTTCGACATAGGTATTTAATATCCTGCACCTAGCATGATTGCGTAGATGCTGAAATAATTTAAGCCTTGCTTGCTGGAAGAATGTATGAATATTTGCCAATGCCACTATCAACATCAATCTTTAGCGCACCCATGTCGGAGAAATGCATTGTAACGCTGCTGCTATCATTAAGCTTCAAAATACTCAACACTTGCGTTAGTGGCCACGACCATTGATGCTTTAGAGTACCAGTAATACCTTTAGCAAACGGAACATTGCTTCTATCTGTAGGACCGCTGCCAATAGAAAAATTCAATACATCGTTCTTTGTAGAAACAATAAAACGCTTCTCGAATCCACCCAAAATGCCAGCATATTGGTTTAGTCTATCAATCTTCGACTTATCTGGTGTAAGTGACACATTCCATATAGCGCCTTTGAATGGAGGAACCTTAATTTGTTCATTTGCCATTGTCTCGCTCATGAAACGATAGGATGCAACATCACCTGCACCATCATCAAACTTGAGTTCTGTGGGCACAGATACTGTGCCACGCATTTCTGAATCTACACTTACTGTCGACTTATCATGCAGGTCAATAAAACCCTTCAACTGTGCCATGCGTGATAGACCAACGGTGGCCTGAATATCCTTCAGTGGTTGATACATTTCGCCATATAGTACAACAGTCTTGTCTGCATCAATTGCTTCAATCTTAGCATCTGCTGCTGTGCCAACAAACTTAACCATCTCAATGAAGCCCAGCGAATGTGTGTGCTTTACGATGTCTTTTAGTGAATCCAATAACATATTATTTCCTTTATTGTGTGAGTATAACTCGAGTTAGCTAAGTGTAACAAATTTCAGTAAGAATGTCAACATTTCACATAGCACTGAAGTCAAAAAGTGTCTCAAGATGTTTATGTTCTTTATTCGTCCTGGAAAGATCAAAATTCAGTACGCCTAATAGATTCTCTACCTTCTTATCAACAATACCTGCCTGCATACCATCAGTATCAAATGGCAAATTCAAAAACCATTCTGGTAGATGTGATTCATCAACAGGATACGCAATGCTAGTCAATCTATTTTCAGAAGTTTCATGAAGTTTACAAACAATAATTTTCTGTCCATCAATAATACGCATAGCATGCTGATCCATGTTAATTTCCTTCAATCTGTTCCACGCAAGACTTGCTGTTACGTGGCCTGGTACATGTAGATTGCCGACTTCAATACCCTTTAATTTCTTGATCCCAGCATCCTTAAGCTTATCTCTGTAATGCGATAATTTGTTAACTGCTCGCGGTGTGCCTTGTTGCCACGGCTTCATACCCTCAAAGCGTTCTTTGAATAGACGAATTTTTTCAATGACTGCGCTTTCACCCTTATCGCACAAAGTATCCATTAAAATATCAGATAAGAATTCTTGTACAAATTTCGGAGTATCAGCACGCTTTAAGTCGAGCCCCATTGCCTTAACTTTTCCGGGCTTGCCATCCACATCAAGTCTAATACCATCCTTATCATACATCAAACATGCGTAACGCTTCTTTACCATCCAAATACCACTTACAGAAATTGTTTCGCGTGAACTAGCAATAACGCCCTGTGATCTCTTAATTGGTACATTCAATTTACTAAGTAAGAATTCCGGAAATGTAGCAGACACTGCCTTTGCTAGATCATTATATAATGTAATGATACTCTCCTTAGACCAATTGATGTTACCGGCATCGATCTCTTCCTTAAGGATTGGGTATGCTGAGAAATAACAAGAGTCTGTATCACCATACACAATTGCTTTTCCGTAATGATCATATTCACCGGTCATCATTTCATTAGTCTTAGCCGCCATGTGCTTGGTAATTGTTCTGCCAGACAGTGTGGTAGATTGACCAAGTCTTTGGTCGAAGAATCGACTGCCCGCATTTAATAAGGCACCATAAGCAGAATTCAGATTAATCTTCTTAACCAACTGACGTTTATCCCAGAATCCGATAATACGTTTTAGATCCTTTTGATTACGATGGATTGCTTTTCCATCCTTAACCATTAGGTTGTGTTGATTCATGTATTGGACTACTCTCTTCTTATGTCCTTCGGCAATAATTTCCTTTAATTTACCAGGTTTGTATGATTCGGCATCTACATAGGGGTTAGCTTTTATCTCTATGTCGCTAATATCGCCATTTATGAACAAATTTTCAGGTACAATCACACCTTCTATCTTAACATTGTCCTCAATATCCTGATAGTTAGTCATAATTTTCTGTAAGATCTTACGGTCGTTGTACCAGCGAGTTAATAGACTTGGAATTACTCCGTCGGTATCTGTTTTAAAGATTGTGCCATTTGCACTGATGCACCAGGGTTGTCCGCTTTCGAAAATTAGATCGTGTAATTCCTTACCAGTTACTTCAAATTCAGATCCATCTTCCATATCAAGTATTAGTTTTGTTCCAATATCTTGATTGTAGAAGTCTTCCATCTCAAGCACATTGAACCTGTCATTCCACCAACTTGCGAAGGTATGCTTGCCGCCCTTTGCTTCCCAGTCAGCAATAGCCTGATTGGTGCGATCAAGTCGTATTTGTCCAACAATAGTTTCAGGGCTCATGTTCCAGGTTCTAATTGCAGATGGATACAGAGATTTCATGTCAGTGGATGAAATCCATCTATGGAACCCTTTTCGTGGGTTAGCCACCCAACCACCAGCGGCGCGAGATGTTGTATCATCGTGACCGCGTTTCTTATCAGGACATACCTGTCCACGGCTGTGGGACTCAACAAGAACTGCCTGATCGGTAACCGCAACTGCACCCATCGTTGTCTGAATTAATACACATGTGCCATGTGCAATGGAATTTGCTAGGTCGATAAATTGTAGCTTTTTATCGAGCCTATCGAGTAGTCGTGTATCTTGAATATTATATTCTAGAAAGCGTTTGAAGTCGTCGTTGTATAATTCATCCAACGTACCCTCATACGCAATCTTACTTTCTCCTAGCTCTGTTTCAGCAATAGCATTAAGTGCATAGCTATGGCGTTCTTCGTAATTGTATTTCTTGTAGATTTGCATGTAATCAATATGAACACGACCAATCAAGTCATATGTAGACGCAGTCTTACCACCACGTTCAAATTCTCTCACCTTTGGCTCTTGTTCCCATAGACATAGTTTTCTGGCTTCGTGTTTACCTAAAACTTTCTTAATACGATTTACAACATACGGAATATCATACGCTTCGCTATTCCAACCACTTAGAATATCAGCATCTTCAATAACAGACATAAATGCCTGAAGCATCTCACCTTCAGATTTGAATAATACAACATTGCCAACTTCCTCGCCGATTGCTTGTGCTTCTTCCCAGGTAAGTGTCTCCGGCGGAATTGCTAAACAGATAATTTCATCAATCCATTGTAAATGTATAGAGATGGATGTAATAAAATTATCGGCCTCTGATGCTTCCGACCAACCCGATTCTTTATCAAAGCTGGTTTCAATATCAAAGAAGGCAATATTTAGGGCAGGTGCCTCAGAATGGAGATAGTTTTGTTCAATGCAGCGAAAAATAGGATCAACATCTGATTCCCATTTCTTAACATTATGCGAAAGTGTCTTGGTGAGTTTTTGTTTCTCGGCGAAGGTTCGTGGAACTACCTTCTTGACTATATCGCCATAGATAGACTTGTGTGAACCCCTGGGGTCGGTGACGAAGAAATGATAATCTGGCGAATATTCCTTGTAAACACGCTTGCCGTTTACACGTTCAACTATTTTGATTACTTCTTGATCTCCACCCCTCTTGAAGAGCGCGTCAATATACACTTAGCTTAATCCCGCAATTTTAAGAAGTTCTTCCATAATCTCATTCTCTTCTTTCCGATCACCAATCTTATTTTTTTGTACATCTTTAATCATCTTATTGATAATCGCTGGCTTTATTTCAAATTCTTCTGCTATTGCCTTAACGGTTTCACTTAGTCCCTGTTTCAGATCCTCGCATTCCTGCAGTATCTGAATTCCATCCGTCACCAATTGTTTTAATCTAGCTGTGTTTTCCGGTGTTATTTTCATTTAATCTCCTAGCTAAATACAAGTATAGGCTAAACATTTTTGAATGTCAAGGATTTCAAACTCTAAAGCTTTCTCCACATCCACATTTATCTTTTTCTTTAGGATTAGAAAATGCGAAACCTTCATTGAGACCTTTTCGTTCATAATCGATGATAGTTTCATCCATATATGCTAAACTTTCTGGATCAATGAAAACTTTTGCACCATTAGATTCGAAAATTGAATCTTCGATGCGTGGAGTATCTACGAATTCCAATGTATATGCTAATCCGGAGCATCCTGTAGTTTTTACACCTACACGAATGCCAAGACCTTTTTGTCTTTTTTCAATCTGGGTAATAATTTTTTGGGCGGCTTTTTCAGTGAGTGAAATCATTTTAATGTTCCTGTATATTTTGGTTGATAGGCCACAGAATATCTGCCCGAGTATATTTTTTTCATTCTTAGTGAATCTATTTTGCTTAGACGCTTTATTATTGTTCCATTTTCTGAAATAAGAACCGGAACTAATTTTCGGCCCCTATATGACATTAATAGCTGCCGTATGCATTTCCGCTTAATGGATCGTTGGTGCCCTTATACATTCTGCTATCGTAGCCATGAATTGGAGATAATACACCGTTCTTCTGTGCCATATCTGGCTCAATACCTGTAAAACGATGCATCTGATCGGGCATAACTCTC